TTTGCAATCGAGTGTATGCATTTTTGCAATCGAGTGTATGCATTTTTGCAATCGCTGAAAAAATGTACAGAAAAATTTGGAAAAGTCAAAAATTTTCTGTACATTTGCATTAAATAAAAAATAATAGTATGGATAAAAAACAAACTATACAACATTGTCAAACGCCAAATAATATGACGGCTGAACAAAATTTAGATCCAATAGATGTGCTAGTATATACGTATTTAAAAGCACATATGAATCAAAAGACTAAACAAGCGTTTCCATCTGTAAGATTACTTGCTAATGAAACTAAATTAGATATCCGAACAGTTCAAAAGTGTTTGAATCATTTGGAAAATGCAGGAGATATTATAGTACACAGATCTAAAGGTAGACCAAACGTATATGAGTTTAATCCTAAATCCAAAAATTTTGAAATGTTTAGTTATAAATTCTTATATGAAAACGATAACTTAACAGCGGATGAACGAGCTTACTTAATTGTAACTCAACAATATATGTATAAAAATGATAATTCAGGTTATGGTAAATTATCTTTAACCAATAAAGAATTATCCGAAAGAATCAATTTAAGTGAATCTGCAATTAGTCGAAGACATAAAACACTACAAGAAAAAGGCGTGTTAACTATTTCTGACGAATTTCAAAAGGATTGTAATTCAGGTTTATCGTTGCAGTTAAAAATATTTGATTTAACAGCAATAAAACAAGATATGTTATTTGTAAAAGAAAAGGTAGCCGAACATGATCTTCAATTAAAAGAACACAATGAACGACTACTAAAATTAGAAAAAGAAAATGATGAATTACGTAAAACTATTAAAGTACTTATAAATGACAGCAAATCTAAAACTAATCAAATTACCTCAGAGTTTACTTTTGAATAAAGACTTATCACTTAATTTAAAATGTCTTTATATTTATTTATTAACTTGTGCAATGAAATGTAGTGGTTATCCAATTGTACAAATATCCATTAGAAAAATTGCAGTTGATTTAAATATGAGTGAAAGATCAATTCGAAGAAAAATAATAGAATTAAAAGATAAAAAAATTCTATTTCAATTAAATGAACAATATTTCACAAGTTATACTACAGGAGATCAAGGAACAAATCTTTATCTGATTAACTATAATTTAACTGAAGATCTTCCTCCTGCATCAGAAATATTACAACAAGTTGATTATGATAGAATACAAGATTACATATCTAAATTAAATAATTAAAAAGGAAGGCTTTTACACCTTCCTTTTTAATTTTTAGACTATTTAAAAACAATAAAATGAAAAAAAATCAGTATTCCTCTATTTCACAACAGTAGAATCTCTGACACCTTTAGCGGACTCTACTTACACGAAGTAGAGTTTCGATGTTTTGTTTAACGACTCTCATCAGCGCTATACGTCGTAAGCAGCAATAATTCACCATTCTTGTTTACTTTCATCCATAGGTAATACTACATAATACCTTTCTTTATATGTAAACCAACTGCGATAATTACGTATTAGATAATCACCACAGTTGGTTTCAAGAATGTTTACTGCTCATTTAAACTTACCCCTTATAGTAAGTGTTGAATTACGCATTTGCGATTTCGATGACAGGAACTCGAATGTCGCGATACTGATCTGCAACACGAACACCATCTGGAGTAAACTGGTTTACTTTACCGCTGATGATGTCGGCCACTCGAATCGCTTTGTTTGCGAGATATTCCAGTTTCGTATAGTTGTTATCCATGTTGTTGAGCTTTTCAGACAGCTCGCAGGCACGTCTCGGTTGACTTTCAGGAGACTCACGATAAGTCCTCTGCAAAGAACCGAGAGAGATCCATGATGGTTTGTTGTTTCGCAGACAGGCTACGTAATATGCTTCAGCATCAGCATTCTTCCGAATCTTGATTGCTTTCACCATTGTGTCCATGTTTGCTTTATAGGTTTCGAAGTCGTAGAATTCTATTACTTCACCTTTTTCGGACAGACCGAAAACGCCGATAAACGGCAGACCACTGTTCTTCAGCTTATCAGCGGTTACGGGAACGAGTGTCTGCTCTCCACGAAGAGGCAACACAGGTTGATTCTGTGCATCAAATGCTTTCATATTAAAAATCTTTTAAAAATTTGGTTAATATACCACGAATTTGTTACTACATATCTATGTAAGTCTTAGTTATCTATGTAAGTCTTAGTTGCAAGAAGTAAAAAGAGTGCAAGGACGAATCCCTGCACTCCTATAACGTTTAGATACGTTCAAAAATCGCAAAAGGTCTCTTACGTAGTATCGGCTGCCCATTGTCAGTATAGGCAACTTTTCCACCTATAAAAGCAGTAGTGTCGACAGCTACTGTTTCGACGACTTTGATTTCGCCAAGTGACATCAACAGTTTAACTCGTTCACAGTCATCGCCTACTTCCATAAGCTCATAATTGAGCTTATGATTCTTGTATACCTCTCGCCACTCTTCTGCCATTTGTCTGGCAAAGATTCGAACAGGTACCCAAGTCGGTTTGCCGTTGATCCCGATTTTCATATACGGAACAGGCTTGTTGTTATATGTACTCTTTTGAAAGCACTCATCGCAAAATTCGCTTGGGAGTGTAATGACATCACCAACAATAAAGTTGATACCACCAAACGACTTGCCAGTTTCTTTCAAGTCGTCGATACTTTTAAATGACGTTGCATTAGCAACAACATTTACAGCCGTAGCTATTTTCAATTCACTAGTTTTCATAATCGCTAAAGGTTTAAAGTTTGTAATTACATAATACATTTAGTCTTAGTAATATATACAATTAAAGAGAATGTACCGAAGCACATTCTCTTATATGCTATAAACTGATAGTTGCGGTTACAGTGTAACCACGTCGTCGCAACTCTTCAACCAACTCCTTATCTGAATGTTTATCGAGAACGTTATCAATAACTTTCTCAACAATTTCAGCATTTTTAATAAGTTTTTGGCGTGATGGAGATTCACGTGCAGCTTCCGCTTGAAGTACACGAGCTTCTTTGATCATAAATTCTGCTAATTTACGATTTGGAGCTGTCTTACATGCATTCCATATAAGACGATCTTTTACGGAATGTAAAAGTCCGTGTTTCAATAGAACTCGCTTCAGATATGTAGGAGCTACTTTAACTCCACAATCTCGGCATAAACCTCCGAAAGATCTAGGCTTGTCGATACTCTGAGCGATTCGAGAATCAGACCATGCGTGAATAGTTTGCAGTACTTCTAATACTGCATTAATTTCTGTTTGTGATATCATAACGTTATGACAGTTTACCTAAGCACCGAAAGGTTCAAGTTACAGAAGTATTTCTGTCTTAGAACATTTGATCCCAATCTTCCTTTGTAATACACGTAGTGCATATTACAATAGTGATAATAACAATGAAAACGGATATTGCAAGATACCCGTTTTCATTTAAACTATCAACGCTCATCAAGAAGAGTAGAACTATTGTCATTGTAATGTAGAACATTACTTTTTTGCAAAATAGTTTCATCCTTTAATGAGTTCAAAGATTGGAGCTGTTGCTCCGTTTGATAAAATTGTTTTCGCAACAACTTTAATTGTTTTGCCTTGTAACAACTGATGCAATTCAATAAAGTTTTGTGTACGATAGACTCTCTTCGTGAAGCTGTTAAAATCAGATAGTTCACGATAGTTACTGAGTCTTCGAAAATACCGTAAAGGTATTCGATCGATTAAACAATCATTAACGATACAAGACATCAATAACTTGTTATTCTTAATAACAATAGGTTCATTAAGGATTTTGATAACCGTTCCGACAGAACGATCAAAAGGTTTTGTATTCATGGTCTTGTTTGTAATCGTTAATGAATTGTTTATGTGCGATGCGCAGTTCCTTACGAGTAACTTTACGATGAGAAAAGTTTACTCTCGTAATTGTTACATTCGCTTCGATAATAGTGTAAGAATTGTCACACGACTCGTTACCGAAACGAATTGCACTGCGAAGTCGAGGACACTCTTGCCAGAGTTCAAGGAAGTCAGTAGCTTCTCGATATAGATTTGTAGTAGCACACATGGCACTATAGCACTTTACCTAAGGAGTGCGAGGTTCAAATTCAAACTGAGAAAAATTTTTGGTCTTAGTGAATTTTAATTTGATTTTCCATTTTATTAGGCCAGGGGGACTTTTTATGATGTGTCCTATCGCATACATCACATATATTATATTGCATACACTATACACTATATAATACCGCTCAACATTTTGTAAAATCAATAATTTATTTTATTTTTGCAAAAAGCTAAAATTTATGAATAATTGATTAAAACAACAGTTAATATATCAACCTGTCATTAGAGAATCTAAAATCAATATAATTCCCGAACAGGAAACAATAATCTTACCTAAAAAGAAAATAAAGACTACCTCATTAGAAGGTTATACTCCAACTTTATTAAAAGAACCTCAAGAAAAAGTAATCATAGAAATACCTCAAGAAGAAACAAAGTATCCAAAAGTTTTTCAAAATAAATCGGAATTTATCAAAGTTATGACTCCTTTATATGAAAAGATATTAGCTTCTAAAGGTATTGATACTTCTTTTGCTAAAGCGTTAGTACAACAATCTGGATTAGAATCAAACTGAGGTAAATCACAATCTGGTAAATTTAATTTAGGAGGAATTAAAGGAAAAGGAACAAAAAGGCGTACAAGAGAGGTTATAAATGGAAAAGATCAATATATATATGACAGTTTTAGAGATTTTAACTCTTTAGAAGATTATGCTAATTATCATGTAAATCTATTAAACAATAATAGATATAGAGCATTTTCAGGTACAGTAGATGAATTTGCAGATAAAGTAGCTAAAGGCGGATATGCTACTGATCCTAGATACAAAAATATTTTAAATAAAATGATAGCTAGTGCTAAATTTGGAACGAAAGTTCCAAAATACCAGTATTCAGGAAAAATACCTAGCACAGACATCCCAATTATTCGATATAAAACAGATTTAGATAAAGAAATTGAGAAAAAAAATAGCGAATATGCTGCTACTAAAGATATCGAAAATTTTGCTAAAAGTAGAGACTATAGTGAAAATCATCTTAAAGAGTTAGCAGATAGTGTTAAAAATACAGAATTTAATTACCCAACTGTATTGCATTTAATTAACGGAGAAACAAGTTTTGAAATATTTCCTAATAATAATGCATCATCAGCACAAGGTCCTTTTCAATTACTTGAATCTACAATAAAACGCCTTTATCCTAAAAATTATGCTCAAATTATAAATGAGTATAGAAATAAATCTAGAAATTTTTCAGATATATTACATGATGGAATGGTAATGTTTAGAGAACACGCTAAAAGAATCAAAGATGGAGATCGCTCTTACGGTAGGTTAAAAGTAAACCATTTAGCTCCATATAGTTCTCAAACAGATACTATATCTGCAACTGCATGAAAGAGTATTAAAAATGATATTAAAAAGAAATTAATCTTTGGAAAATCTACGTATCAGGATTTAACAGATGCTTACAATGAAGAGTATGAACGTATATTCAATAATAATGAAGCTTACGATCATTCTAAACAAAAATTTAAATAAAATATGACAACTAAAGAAAAATGAATTTTAGCTGCTATTATAATAGTTGTAATAGTAGCAATCTTAGCAGCAATCAAATTGCTTCCATTTTATGTAACAATTATTGCGTTAGTAACGTATGTATTTGGAATTGGATCTGGTTGGTTCCTTAAAAGAATTAAAGATAAATATTTTGTAAAGTCCTAAAACAACAAAAGGCAGTCGAATTAACGGCTGCCTTTTTCATTTCTTAAATATATGTAAGTTCCTGTTGCACCTAATCCTCCACTAATTCCGAATGAATTACGTATTCTATTAGCTACAGATTCTCAATTGTACATAGGTATATTCTTTAAAACATCTTCAGATAATTTATATGGGTGTGCTCTGTTAATAAATGAATAACTTGTAGGTAGTATATCATTTGATATAGATGCTACTAAATCTACTTGTCCATCTGGATAAACATCGTGTTCAAGAACTCTAACTTTCTTAGCTGGTAATTTATAATGTTCTACTACTGTTCTTTTTAAATCTTTTGGATTAACTGAGCTAACTGCTGTATCATAACTTCCTACATACTTTTCAGTTTCAGGAATTTCGTAAACGTTCTCACCTGTACGTTTATATTGTAAATCAGGTTTATTCTTTCCTTTAGGTAAAGCAATAGCTCTGTGTACAACCATCTTATCTTTTACTAATCCGTCTCTTGCAAACATTGCCGCTCTTTTCTGAACTCCTGGAAGTTTACTAAATCCGCTGCCTATTGCTCCAGCAGTTAATAACGCTTCAAGTCCAGTTACAGCAGCTTTACCATATTCTCCATTTTTAATATCATCGTCTACTGTAGTTACTCGATCACTAGTTACAAAATCTGCAATTGCCGCACCGTTTAGTACTCTAGAAAGAGTCTTTAATATCTTTAATTTCCCAAATGGAAGTAATAATCCTAACGCAAAAGAACCAGTTGTTAGTAAATCATTACCAGCTTTCTTAACTAATTGTCCTTTTGCTGAATCTCAAAATGGAACGTCTTTAGGACGTTTTGTTCCATATCCGTCTATATAGTATTTATCCTTGTCTGATATGATCTATTGCTAAACATATAACTCCAGCTATGAATATAAATACACAACATGGACTAAGTGTTATAAACGTTGTTATTAATGTAAATAATATTACAAATATTCAACCTAATGCTCTAAGTCAATTCTTCATTTTCTTTTGTTGTAAAAGTATCTATTCCATATAATAAAGCGTCTATTAATATTAATCCCACAGGAATAGCCATAGGAATGATAGATAACATTCCTAAAATCAATGTAATTACCATAATACCTAAAATAATATCTGCCATTAGTTCCATAATACATTAAGCTTTAAAAAAGTAAATATTATTATTTTTATAATTATTTGTATCTATATGTAATCAAGTAGTCTCTCTGCCATTTTGATCTCATTTTTCAATACGAATTGGAATAGTTAATTCTAATTTATGTTTTTCTAATTCGTATCTCATATTAGATGCTGACATCTTATTGCTAATTAAATCAAAAGCGTTACCTTTTTTATGTTGCGAATTTTTAGCTCCGATTTTACAATCTGGCTGTCTGTATCCACAATAATTTCTACTACCTCCAGATGCTCAATTATTACATATTAAAGGAATTCCTAATATTTCTCTAACTTCTTCTAATGCTTTTAAAGCTCTAGAGTCAAGTAAAGCTAATGATTTTTCCTCTCCTAATTCTTCATATACCTCTTTTGGAACTAGTTCTTTTATATCAAAATATTTATTTGCTTTCATTTCTTTTAACTCCTCCTAATTTATCTGCTCAGGCTTCAACAAAAAATTTGTAATAATCATAAGGAATACCTTTTTTACGCTTTCGCCTACAATTTAAATTATGTAATCCACTTAATAATCCTACAAAAGGTAAATATAAAGGACCTAATCATTTAGATTGAATGCCATGTCCAGCCTCATGTTTAATAGAATTTTTTAAACTAATTCGTATATTATTGTTGTTCCAATCGTATCTATTATAATCTAATAATACATAATAACCTAAAGAAATTCCTCCAGGAAATTTATCATAAATATAAACCTCCTGATCTTTATATGTAAACGTTTTTAATCTAGTTTTATTATAAAACGGAAGAAGTATTGCTCCTAGTAACGATTGAGGAAATTCTCAAGTTCATCTACGAATTTTGATAATTGTTTTCATTTTTCTTTCTATTAAATATTTTTACTACAGAATCTGCACCTAATAGAGTAGTACTACATATAAATAGAGTATCTACAATAACTGGAGCTTGTATCCCGTGAAAAGTACATCATAAACATATAATAAGACATGCCACTCATCCTAAAACTCCACAAACTCGTTTACTACTTAACCCTGAATGAGCAGTAAACATCTTTAGGAAGAACTCTTTCATTACTATTTGTTTTTAAGAATGGCTTCACAGAAAGTATAAAGCTCTTCTAGAGACATATCAGATTTCATTTGATTTACTGCCATGCAAACTAATTGAATATTTTCTTTTGTATATCCTAAATGTGGATTAATTTTATCAATAGAAACATTAGTAAATATTCTGCCCTGGTCTAAATTAAATGTCATTGGTAGTTTAGAGACTGCACAAAGACCTTTTTGAATATCTCATAGTGAATGTAGATCTTCTAAAGTAAGAGTAAAGGAAATATTATTTTTTATAGCTCTATCTTTAGCTCCATGAAATCGATGTAACAATATTGAATCTAACCTTTCTTTATCAGAATAGTCTTTCCTTTTAATTTTATTTTGGTTGGCCTTACATTTTGGGCATCTTGTATCTCTATTATTTCTATAGTGGTACTTTTTAGTTCCTTTACCTGTTTTATGAAAAGTTTCTTCTGGAAAATACTCTCCACAGATATGGCACTTTAATAAACCATCTTTTCAATTTTCATCTCTAATTTTCTCATATTCACATTGTTTGCAAATAGAATGGTAACTTAGACCTGGTTCTATTGTATTATTTGTTGATGAATATTTAGAAAAATATTTTGTTGTTTTAGGTAGATCTTTTTGACAATGTTTACATTTCTGTGTTACCATATTTATCCCTTATGATCCCATTTCTTAGCATTGATGGCAAACTGAGCTCTTCGTTTTTGAAGTGTAGTTGCTTTTGGGTCGTTTACTACACTTTTAGCATGTTCTTGTACAGTTTGTCCAGCTCTTTTAGCACTAGCTGTAAACTTACCACGATTAGCCTTCTTTATATAGATTTTCCCGCCCTTCTTTAAATGTTCAATCATATCGATAAATAAATTAGGTAAATCTATTGTGCTTGAGTTAGATAACTTTTGTATTTGTTTTTGTAAAGTTTTAAAATCTAAATTAAAATCATTCATATTAAATATATTTAGCAAGTTATTAGTTTAAATATTTTTATTTTGTATTTCACAAAAATAATAAATAAATTTGCAAAGTAAAAATAAAAAATTTAAAACTAAGTAATAAAATGTGAAATACTTTTCTAGATTGATTCTTATTTATAGTTGATAAAATTAAAAACTGGAAGGATGTTTGAAGAACATTGTTTATACTGTTAATTGTCTTTGCATTAAATATAATTACTAAAGAATATACCGAACGTTTAGTTATAAATTCTAAAACAGAAGTAGTAAATGAAATAAACCAAAGACATGATAGTATATTAAATCATGTTATTGAAAAATCTCCCGAAGTAGATAGAGTTATTAATTCTATTTTAGATAATTTAAATATTACCTATGGATTTAATCGTGCATCTCTAATGATTTATCATGATAATATCACAATGACTAATGGGATGCCGTATTTAAGAATGTCTATTTCTCATGAAAGAATAAGAGAAATAAAAATGAAAGTAACTGCTAAAAAAACTGAAATGCAAAATGTTCCATCATCTATGTACTCAGATTTAAATGCAGAATTATTAAAACATGGCCAAGTAATAAGAACTTTAAAATCTTTAGAAACAATTGATAAAAATTCCTATACTAGATGTTTAAATGAAAATATTAAAGGATATATTGTAATTCTTATACGTAATACAGATAATTCCCCATTAGCTGCATTGTGGTGTTTTAGTTGTGATGACGAAGTTCCAACTAGTCCAAATGTAGTACACGATTTAATGGGACAAGGACACGTTATTAGAGATGTATTAAAATACTAGTGATTTATGACAATGATTTTAGAAAAAGATAAGTTTTATAATGACTTATCTATTGATAAAGAAAATGACAATGTAATTTATAATGATCAGCAACACGTTTATATAGATAAAACAGATGGATCCTATTATATATCTGTTACGACACTAATTCATAATTATACTAATATATTTGATTCTGCTTTTTGATCAGCATATAAAGCATTAGAATCATTAACAGACGATGTAACGTTTGCAGCTTTAAAGAAAGTGTTACTTGCAACTAAAAAATTTGATCCATCTATTTTACATAAACTTAGTATTGATGAATCTCAATTTAATACTAAACGAGAAGAAATCTTACAAAGTTACGAAGATGAAAAAAATAAATCCTGTGAACGTGGCACTAAAATACATGCTAAGTTTGAAAACGCAATGTATCAAAATCCAGAAAAAGAACTAAAAAGATACGGATTAGGTGGGAAATTTAGTGTTAAAAAAGGACATTATCGACTTGATACAGAAAAAGCAGTATATCCAGAATTTCTTATTAGTGTAAAATCAAGAGATGGCGTATTGAGAGTTGCAGGACAAATTGATTTATTAATTAAAGATGGGAACGATATAATAATTATAGATTTTAAAACTAATAAAAAAATCGATCGCAAATCTTATTATAATAAATCAACAAAACGATACGAATGTCTAAAATATCCTTTAAATACAATTCAGGATTGTAATTTAATGCACTATACACTTCAATTATCAATGTATGCTTATTTGCTTCAACAAATTAATCCAGATTTAAATATTAAAATGTTAAAATTAATTCATATTGATCATTCAAATAAAGTTGAAGAAATTGAAGTAGAATATATGAAAAAAGAAGTAGAAGTACTTCTTAAACACTACAAAAAACAACTACTTATAAAAGAAGAATTATCAAAAGATACTCCAATCGTATATTAGTAATCGTTACAATTGCAAGTTAAAAGGTTATAAATATAATTGGAGTATCTTTTTTAAATAAAATATTATGGGATTTATAGATATATTAGATGGGCATATTAAAGAATTATTTGGAGCTAATGAGAATTTAAGTAATAAACGTTTAAAGATATGCATGAAGTGTCCATTATATAAAAAGACTCCAGTCGGTCCTATTTGTAATAGTTCTTTATATATTAGTAAAGATGGAAAAGATGTGGTAAATTACGGAAAAGAAGGATACGTTAAAGGATGCGGTTGTAATTTAAGTAAAAAAGTCCGTCTACCAAATGCAAAATGTATTATAAGAAAATGATAATATGCAGATTAATATAAAACATATATTAATAGGTTGATACAATAAAATCTTTTTAAAAGAACAAGATTTAGCAAATTATCGATTAGATATTTGTAAGCACTGTCAGCATAATGTAAAATTTTTAGGTCAAGATAGTTGTGATTTATGTGGATGTATATTAGATGCTAAAGTCCGAGTAAGAGAAGAAAAATGTTTAAAAAATAAGTGATAAAATGGATTTAGGAAATAGAAAAATGGAATTAACAGGCATACATTATATGCCAGGACTCGATCAATCAGAAGATTTAACTACAACAGATAAAGAAGTGATGAAAAAATTACAAGAACAAGCTCAACTTGAAATGGCAGATAATTTATGTAAACAAAATGAAGGAATTAAATCTGCAGCTAACAAAGAAATTGTAGCTTGTAATAGTAATGTAATCATTAAACTTTATGATAGAAATCCTTATCGTAGTATTAAGACTAGTGCTTCAGGGATTATCTATGGTTTAGATGGACATGAAATGTATTTTAGTCACGAATCTGGAGAAATGGAAGAATCTCATCAGGAAATTATTTGTGCAGAAGTAATTGCTATTGGACCTGAATGTAAAAATGTAAAAGTTGGAGAGGATGTATATTGTAGAAATATTCCTGCTCCAATACCTTTTGATAATCGAGGATATTATGCTATTACGGAACAAAATATTATATGTAGAATTGTAAATAAAAATTAATGATGCTAGAAGATAAAATATTTTTTAATCCTGGAGATTTGGTAATACTAAGACATCCTATTCCAAATCGTCCAGCTATGTATGTAGTAGGAAGAGTAATGCAAACGATAAAGAAAGGAGCGAATCTTGAATCCTTATTTAAAGGAATTAGATGTAGATGATATGATAATAATGCTACTTTACAAGAAGCAATCTTTTCTACTAAGGATTTAAAGTTTTATGAAAATGAAGATTTATAATAAAATAAAAACTTTATATTCATAATATTTCAATAATTTAATAAAATGGACGAAAAGAAAATACAAAAATTTTTAGAATGACTTCCAACAAAATTTGAAGAATTTAAAGGTAAATCTTTAGAAGAAGTTGCAGAAGATTTAAATCGATTATATGAAACAGACGAAGGTAAACAAACTATTCAAACTCTAATGAATACGTTCTTAGAAGAACAAGATAAAAACTCTTCTAAATTTGCTAATGGAGGAATTCTTCCTACAAGTAAATTAGATTACATTGTTTCTTTGCATAAAAAAGGCGGCAAACTAAAAACTAAGAAATGTTCCTGTGGATGTGAAATGCACAAAGTATTAGAGAATGGAGGAGTTGTTGAAAAATGTGCCTGCGGATGTGATACTAAGAAAATCGTAAAAGCTGAAAATGGCACAAAAACTAAATCTAAGTCGAAATCTAAAGTTGAAACTTACCAAAAAGGTTATTTAACTCCTTGAACTTTTGCATTCAACTCTGCTAAAACAACAGTTTTACCAAACATTGACGGAGGGGGCCAAAGAACAATACAACGTGTTGCTTCTCCATCAGGTAAAGTTATTGACCGTATATATGCTCCAGGTCAAGGTTATACAGAGAGAGTAATAACTCCAACTGATACAACGTTTACAAGAGTCATCTCAAATGGAGGAAGTGGAGCGCCAGATATACAAACATTTAGTAAAGGTATGCCAGATTTTAATTGATTCCAACAAAGATGGAAACAATATGGAGTTTACAAAAAAGGCGGAAAGGTATAAGAGATATCTTTTTGCTTTATAAGGAATAATATGGATTTATTTATATTTAATAATGATTTACAGAGATTAGAGATTAATGAATATTCTATTTTGCTAATTAAAGAATTTGCAGCTCTATGAAACGAAGACAGAAATAAATGTAAAGAAGATCCTAAAGGTATTAAACGTTTACGTGCTTATAGAGAATTTGCATATATTTATTTAGCTTTAGACTATAAATCTCCATATTTTGAATACTTAGAACAAGAGAAACATCAAGCAGCTATGGAAGATAGCGGACTTACTGAAAAAGAGTTTAATGATGAAACTTTTAGAGCTGCTTGTAGAAAATATATAGAACTTAAAGATTCATCAAGAATTCTAAGTTTGATTAAAACTGCATTTAGAACTCTAGAAAAGATGAGAGTATTTTTAGATTCAATCGATTTTAACGAAAGAGATGAATTAAATGGAGGTAAATATATTAACGATCCTAAAAAAATTATGGAAAGTTTAACTCAAATTGGAAAAATGGATGCTTATTTAAAGGAACTCGAACTTACATATAAGAAAGGTTTAAAAGCACAATCCAAATTAAGAGCAGATAACGAGCCAGGTTTTGGAGATATGGATCAACTCCAAAGATAAAAATATAAATAATGGAACAAGAAGTAAAACGAAAACGAGGTAGACCAAGAAAAAATCCTCCTGCAACTTTACCTACATTTGCAGACAGGTATGAAGAAGAATTAAAAAAGAAATTATTTCAAGATGTAACTGTATCAAAAACAGAAGACGAAGAGGAAAGTCCATATTATGAGTTTCCTAAGGAAGGACATAGAAAACGCAATGGTGCGTGAGATGTTCCTCTTGATGAAGAAATATTATATTTTGATCCAGAATTATCTTATGAATTAACTGGTTATAGACCTATAAATGAAACTCAAGGTTTAGATTTTGATCCAACTCCATTTACTGAGGCAGGTAGATTGTTTATGGAAAGAGGACATTATACAGAATATCCTAAAAATAGCAAACCTTATCGTGATTATTGAACAGAACAGTATAAACGTTGTGTAGATGGTTATACTGTTGGAAAATATAGGATAACTGGAGATCATTATTTCTTTTTGAATTTCTATCGAATGAAAACTGTTGATGGAGAGAAAAAAGCTGGTGCGGGACGTACCGAAGCATTTCCAACTTTTTTTGCAAAACAATATGAATATTTTCACTATCTAGAAATGTGCGAATATCTTTATAAAGATTGTGTTGCATTAAAATCTCGTGGGGTAAACTAATACCTGCCCTCTTTTATAGTAATATAAAAGTAATAAATTTCGCTATATCGCAGAAGACTAAGGTGATTAAAATCACTATGTTAACAGCGAGATAAGTCAATTAATCACTGACCATCGTAACGCATAGAAAGGAATCACAGAGATAAACTTTCCACGAGAGCGAAACATCCTAATATTTAGTTAAGGATGAAAATATATGCTGAACTTATAAGAAATTATAAGAGTCTAGGGATAAAAAGCCTTAGAGATAACAAAAATTGAGGTTTTTCAGAAATTGGAGCTTGTTTGGGTGTTCGTCCTTTTATTACTACTAAAGGTTTTACTACTATTTATACAGCATATACTGAGAGTTATGTTGATACCGTATTAGGTAAATGCTGAGTACAATTAAACTGATTAAATCAAAATACTGACGGAGGTATGAAACGACTTCGTCAGAAAATCGATAATATAAAACACAAACGTGCATCTCTTGTTGATAGTGAAGGCATAGAATTTGGGCGAATGGCTGATATAGAAGGAATAACAGCAGATCATCCAAGAAAAATTAGAGGTGAACGTGTAGATAGACTCTTATTTGAAGAGGCTGGATCTAATCCAATACTTTCAACATCGTGAACGCAAGGTACTGCTCTAGTTGAACTAGGAGGAGCTAGAGTCGGGATTAAGATCGCATGAGGGACGGGAGGCGATATGGGGCCTGCTCTAGCTGGTTTAGCTAAAATGTTTGAAGATCCATTAAGCGCAGGAGTACTTCCATATAAAAACTTCTATTCAGATGATGGTACTGCACAGTATACTGGGTTCTTTATTCCAGCATATGAATTTATGATGCGTCCTGGGTATGTTGATAATCGAGGAGTAACCGATACTAAACGAGCTAAAGCTTTTTATGAAGAACAACGCAAATTAAAATCAGGAGAACGGTTATTAGAGTATTGTTCAGAATATTGTTTTACTCCTAAAGAAGCATTATTACGACAAGGTGAAAATATATTTGATTCCGTATTAATTGCAGATAGAATTACTCAGATTCGAGTACATAAAATGGGAACTTCTCCTCAACATATAGCGTTATTATGAGATAGAGAAGATAACGATAATTCTCGAAATAAAGTTAAAGCAGTATCTAGTCCTAATAGTAAAATATTAGTTTACGAAGAACCAAAACGAGATAGCGAAAGCAATATATATAATAATTTATATGTTGCAGGAATAGACTCTATCGATCAGGGTACTGGGGATTCTGCAACACAATACGATGTATCAGATTTTTGTATTGTTGTAAAAAGAAGAATATTTGGTTTAAATGAACCTAAATATGTTTGTATTTATAAAGATCGCCCAAGAGACATACGAGAAGCTTATGAAAACGCAATGAAGATTTTAGTATGGTACAATTGTAAGGCGTTACTTGAACATACAAAAATCAGTATATTAACTTACTTTAGAGAAAAAAAGAAAGATTCTCTATTTATGCGACGTCCAAAATCTAGTTTAGGAGATATAAAAAAAGGAAATTCGGCCATGATAGGAGTACCTGCAACAGAAACTATTATTAAACACGGATTAGAATTGATCAATAACTTTGTAAATGATTACTGTTATGGAATTGATTCTGATGAAATGCTTGAACAGTTACTAAACTATTCATACGAAAATAAAAGAAAATTTGATATTGTAGCTGCTCTTGGGATGTGTGAAATGGCGGATGAAGAATTAACTGGAATTAATCCTAAAGTTAAAAACGAAGTTACTAAAACTTGAAAAGATATTGGATGATATATTGACGACAGAGGATATAAACGATATGGTATAATTCCAACAACATGACACAATTAGAAAAAGAGGTTTTAGATATTATTGAAAAAGTTACATGTTGTAAGTATATTGGACACTTAAAAGTAATCGAAAGTGAAGATGATTTTACATTAAACTTATATCTAAACCAAGAAATGTCTCCTATGGTTATTAATTATCAAGGAGATAAAGAATCATTTCTAAAGTTTATTGCTAAGGACTTACGTAAACGCCAAATAGAACGAGCACATCATTTCCGAGCAATTAAACATGAATGATATGAGTCACAATGTATCGATACAGACGATTATTGTAATAACGATATATTATAATGAATAATACAGATATTGAAAAAATTAAAAAGACAATTGCTGAACTGGTCTACGATAAAGTTAAGCTTAGAAAAGCATATAACTATTATCATTGTACTAGAGATGCAGAACAGTTTAGACATTTAGAAGATAATTTTGGAATAGGTACTCCTACCTCTATTAATTTTACTCCTTTAATTAAAAAACATATCGATGTATTAATTGGAGAGTATTTAGGATTAGAACCTGATTTAAAAATATCTTGTAAAGATTCTAAAACTGTTTCTAATATTATGCGAGAAAAGCAATTAAAAATTAACGAAACTGTCTATAAGTATTTAAAATCATATTTACAAAATTCTATTATTCCGATACTATTAGATAACAGAGAACTTGCAAATAATGATCCATTTATTCAGGCAGAATTAGATAAATTAATCGCAGATACAGAAGAATCTTTCACTTCTGAATATGAAATTGCAGCACAAAATATACTAATATATTTACGTCAATCTCGCAACATAGATTTAAAAAATAAGATGCGAGAGTTATTTTTAGATCTCTTAATTACAGGAACATGTTATTATCGAGTGATTCCAACTGAAAATGGAGAAAATGTATCATTAGAAATATTAAATCCTCTAAATACCTTTATTGAACGTAATACTAATTCTTATTATTTAAAAGATTCTTATCGAGCAGTTATTCGTAAGTACATGACTAAAGAGGAAATAATTAATCGATATCACGATGAATTAACTTCAGAAGCTCTAGAATCTTTAGATAATGATTTTCATAAGAATCAAGCATATTTTAACAGTGTATTTGTAAGAGTTCCAGCAGCTAATACAGAAATTAGAACTGATACAGGAACTATCTTAGAAGGAACAAGTACAGGTATATTAGGAGGATTAGAAGTAACTCCAATGTTGCCATTTGATGAAACAATAAATGGACATAGATTGCTTAATACAATTCCAGTTTATGAAGTTGAATGACTTGAAGTTAATAAAAAAACAGGGTATTTAACTAGACACGAAGGTGTAAAAATTGGAAATGATATTTATATTACTAGAGGTGAATCTAAATATGTAGTGCGCTCTTCTGATTATCCAAGTAAATGTACATTATCAGTTAACGGAACATTCTTTTTAGATAAAAATGGACAGCCGTTCTCTCTTATTTTAGCTACTTCTGATCTACAGGATTAACATTAGTATGAGTCCTGTCTAAATTCCGTGAATTGCTGGAAACCCCTAACGTAAAGTCGAGGGCAATCAGCAGCCAAGCCATATAAAAATGGAAGGTTCAACGACTAATATGTAGGATCAAGTGATCCGAAGCGCGGAAGTATAAATTAAAGATAATTGTTAATAAATTAATAAGTAGTTATGAAATATAACGAAGAAAATTATAAACAAAAAGTAAAGCAACTATATAATGGGGAGCTTGAAGTCATTGGGCACTTTAAAGGTTTATCACAACCAATTATTGTTAAAGATAGATATGGTATTATAAAATTAACTCAGGCTAAACAGTTATTTAATAATCGTCCAGGAATATTACTAGCGGTTAATAGAACTGAGTATTTTATGAATATGTTAAAAGACAAAGAACCTAAGATATATAATCAAATTCATCCTTTATCTGAGTATACAAAAATGAAGGATAAAATGTTATTTGATACACGATATGGAATAGTTTCTATTTCTCCTGATGCATTATTAGCTGGTCACACTCCAAATATTCGTAGTGCGGTTAATAGAAAAGATTATTTTTATAAACAGTTACGTTATTTGTATAATAATGTTTATGATTTTAAAATTGAATCTACAAATCGGCATAATGGAAAATGTATATTAATTTGTCCTATTCATGGAGAAGTTAAAATAGATAATGATTATATATTTTCGGGCTGTGGTTGTATAAAATGTAATACCAATTGAACAAAAAGTAATGTGTTTTATCTAATTAAATTATCAAATTCAACAGAAAAATTCTATAAATTAGGAATCACATATAAGAAAACTGATGGAAACTTAAGAAGATTTGATGACTACAAAAAGTTAAATTATAACATCGATGTTCTTAAAATTATTGAATTTAATGAATTTGAAGCATGTGTAAATTTTGAAGCGGAATTAAAAAAGATTATTAAAAATAATTTGTATGTTCCTCAAAATTGGCCAAATAAAACATCTACTGAATGTTTTCAAGAAGATTTATTAACAATTATATTACAAAACATTAATTTATATATGATATAGTCTGATCTACATAGAAATATGTAGCAGTCTAAATAGACGGCATAAGAGTAACGAACTTATGTGAACACAAATGAAATACGATATGCTATTGTTCTATAGAGACAACTTAATTGCTTCTAGTGGAACTGTTGGTGAATGGTTAGACTTAGCTAACGTTCCTGAAGCATTAGGAGTTGAAATGCCTGAAAGAATTCAAAAGTGATTAGCTTGAAAAAAGAATGGAGTAGCTATTTTAGATAGTTCTCAAGAAGGGCAATCATTAAATACTATTTTTAACGGATTTGATGATACAGTAAAAGTTCAAGCAATACAAGCAATACAACTTGCAATTCAATCTGTTGAACAACAAGCATCATCTATTACAGGAGTATTCCAAGAAAAACTAGGTCAAATAGAGCAACGAGACGCTGTTTCAAACGTACAAGTTGGAATTAAACAATCTACTCTATTAACTAAACAGTACTTTGACGCAATGGATTTAATGTATAAAGAAGTTAACTATGATATGTTAAATCTAGCTAAAATAGTATTTAAAAAGGGATTAAGAGGTACAATAATTTTAGGAGATAAATATGCTAAATTGTTTACTGCATTGCCTGAACACTATACTATAACTGATTTTGATATTCATATCGAAGATAGTACTCGAACATATAGAGATATGGAGGCTTTAAAATCTGTTAGTCCTGAATTAATTAAAGCAGGATTGGCTGATTCTGAGTTAGTAGTTAATATCTTCAAAGCTAAAAATATGAATGACTTAGAACGTTATATAACACGTTCAATGAAATCTAAAAAGCTTGAAAACGATCAATTAATGCAATTACAACAACGTATACAACAATATGAAGCTCAAATTCAAGAAAATCAAAGACAGCTAGAACAACTTAGTTCAGAAAACAAAAAACTATTAAATCAGATTGATAAAAATAGTAAAGAAAAACTTGATCTAGAGCGTAAACGTATTTCTTTAGAAGAGCAAAAAATCCGAGATAATAAGGATTATAATGATAGAGTAATTGATACAAAGGAAAAACAAATCCAAGTTGAACAAATGCAGCTATATGACTCAAATCCATATAACAATAAAATAAAAACAAATATTTAAACAGATGAGTGCATCACGTCCAATTGAAGTAGAAATAACTATGACGTCTGGATGTTATTTACAGGTAACAGATATTACAGGAACGTCTAATTTTGAGCATAGTTATGAAAAATGGCAAGAAGAAAATAGTGATTGAAAACAGCATGTATTTATTGATTTCCTAGAAAATAATTCCTATAGTACAGATGATTTAACTGTTCTCGAAGATTCTATAAGATGTTTAGATTTAGAAACAAATGATATTCGAACTCCTTATCTGTATAAGTTACCTAAAGATGGTTTATATATATATAACAAATATTGTATTGAAAAATTAGAACATCTTAAATCTTCAGATGCAGATACATATAATGCGAGTGGGAAATTGTTTTATTATAGTAACGGAAACACTTGAGATATTTATATAGGAACAACTGACGGGCAAAATGAAACGTTAACCGTAGAATCTGCAAAGAAAGTTGAAGATTATTCTGAATTATCTAGTTTAATAACTGATGAAATTGAATATTGAACGAATAAACAAATTGTATCTATTTGTTATTTAAATAAATGTTTAATTTCGTTACAAAAGAAGATGATTTATGATAATCTTAATAGTAAGTGTACATATGATAATTGCTCATCTGATGAATCTATAAGAAATATGCGAAATTTTCTATTTGATTCTGTATATATCTTAAGTTATTTAATTGAACAAGGAAGTTATTTAGAAGCACAACGTATAATTGAAGATTTGACTTCGTGTAATTATATATGTAAAGATATATTGGGAGAGACAAATTATAATAAATGTGATTGTGGAGCAACTATATAATATCTTTTTAAATGTGTATCTATCAGAATTAGAAAAATTAAAATTCGGATATACATATGATAAACAAACTTTAAAATTTCTAGATGATCTTATGAACACAATAGATTATATAGAAAACGGAGATATATCTAGAAACGATTATTTTAAAATAATTCAATATTATGAAGAGAACAATTAGTTCAAGAAATTTAAATGCTTCTAATATCGAAAATAATATTTCACGTCAAACATTTGCTTACAATAATACTATTGATTTCTATCGTGGATTATCGTTTAGATATGAGGAGTGAAATCCAAACAGTCATTACTTTAATGATGAATATACTGTCGATTTTGTTTCTCACGATAATGCTCTTTTTGCTTGTAAAAAAACACATTGATCTAATGATGTTAGTATTGACTCTGAACCATTAGTTAGTAAAGTAAATAATGAATATTGAACTCTAGTAATGCAAGGTCAACCTGGAGCACAAGGCGAAAAAGGTGCTGTTTTTATTCCTCACTTTGATCCTAGTTCAGGAATGTTAAGTTGAGAGAATAACGGAAACTTACCTAATCCAGATCCTGCTCTAATCAAAGGAGATAAAGGAGATCCAGGGCAAAAAGGAGAAGACGGAGAAGACGGAATTGGATTGCAATTTAAATGGGATGGGACAAATTTAGGAGTTAAAAGAGAAAATGAGGAAACGTGAATCTACGTAAATCTAATAGGACCTAAAGGAGACCCTGGACAAAAAGGAGATCTTGGACAAAAAGGAGATCCTGGTCCTAAAGGAGATCCTGGTCCTAAAGGAGAGAAAGGAGATAATGTAAATTTAAGAGTTGCTAGTAATTATATACAGTTTTCTTATGACTCTGTTTATTGATACAATCTACTTCCATTGTCAGACATTACTGGAAAAAATGGAGTTCCTGTAATAATTAGAAACAATGGAATAGAACTTCAATGAAAATATGAAAATTTAGACGATTGGTATTCATTAGTTCCATTAAGTGAACTAATTGGTCCTAAAGGAGATACAATAGAAGATGTTTTTATTGATGAACGTTTTCATTTATGAGTTCGATTATCTTCTGAAAACCAAGCTAGAGATTTAGGAAATGTAAGAGGTCCTCAAGGAAATGATGGCAAAGATGGCAGAGAAGTATTATTACGAAGAGCAGATGGACACATACAATGGAAATATTATGGTTCTGAGGGAGGATGAACGAATATTTGTAGTCTTGAAGAAATTAGAGGAGTTGGAATTAAAACTTTACTAATTAATGAAAATGCTCATTTAATAGTTACTTTAACTAATAATGAAATACAAGACGCGGGTAGAGTATATGGAGAAAAGGGAGATAATGCTACTGTTACTGTTAATAAAACTACTACAGTAGAATATACTGAACCTGCTAATGTAAAAAATATTAGTTCTGACCCTACTAATGCAGTATTTGATTTTTATATTCCTCAAGGAGCTCCTGGAGATCAAAACATTCATGTTGGACCAGAATCACCTTGTGAATATAAGGAAATGCATCCTGAAAATCCTGCCTATGATGATTGTCAGAATATGATCTGATATGATCCAACGAATGCAGATGATGAACAATATAGAGGGCCGAGAGGTTATTCAGCTTATGAACAATATGTTCAAGGTGGAGGAACTTTGACAGAAGAACAATTTATTGAAACTTTAGGACAAATTGCTACATGGGATAATGTTAGTTTTAAAATAGTTCAATCTTTACCTGAATCTGGAGAAACTAATGTTATATATTTAGTTCCTAATCATCTTTCAAGTGGAAATGATTTGTTTGATGAATATGTTTGAATAGATAACGGGCAAGGTACACATAGATGAGAACTATGAGGATCAGGCAAAACCGTAGCAGATTTAACTAATTATTATACTAAAACCGAAATAGATCAGCAAGTTGATGTTCTAGAACAAAAAATTATTGCTGCAGGCACACTTACATGAATCGATGTTAATTAAAACAATAATTAAATGGCAGTTCCAGTATTATTTTATAGAGGTCCAAAAAGTTCGTACGACGTTAGTCAACACGGCAATGGAATATACTTTTGTACCGATACCTATGAAATATTTATGAATAATCATTCATATGGGGGAGGTAAGGTACAAGATGTTACATTAAATTCTACAAATAATTGTTTAACTATACATTATACTAGTGGAGATACTACTGATGTAGCTTTAGCGAAAGCGTCAGAAGTATTAGACGGTTTAATGTCTAAAGAAGATAAAGCCAAATTAGATAGTTTAAGTGGAAATTATTCGTCTAGTTTGTCCTCAACAGTATCTACTGTAGAAAAACTAGGAGGAATTGCTGCTGGTACAACAGTAGCTCAATTAACTGGTAAAAGTTATAATGAAATTTTTGATACACTCATTTTCCCTACGGTTAATCCTACATTCACTAATCCTAGTGCTAGTATTTCTTTAAAAAGCTATTCTAATATTCAAGAAATTGGAGCAGTTGCTCCAACTACTGCTAATTTTAACGTTAGTTTTAATGCTGGCGCAATTAATTTAGCAGGTACAAAACAAAATAATAGAGCTGGTGCACAAGACACTGAAGCTTCTAAAATTTTATATGGTTCAAGTAAAATAGAGGATCTTCCAGAAACAGTAGTGGCTGGAGCAATGGATTATTATTATCGTGCGGTGTATGCACAAGGTCCTCAACCAAAAGATTCAAAAGGAAATAATTATCAAACACCACTTCCTGCGGGATCCGTAGATTCTAGTAAAGTAACCGTAACAGGTTATCGCCCAGCTTACTCAGGATTAGTTTCAACAAATAATATTACTCAAGAAGTAATTAAAGGAATGACTAAAACTGTATCTGCAAAGAAAACTGTTAAAGTTTCTGGACCAATTACTGAACAATATATTTGTTTTGCTGCTCCAACAGGATGGAACGTATCAAATATTAAAGATAGTAACAACTTTGATGTAACTGGAACTTATACCACTAGTACCGTTCAGGTTACTTGTTTAGATGGACAATCGGTTAACTATACCGTATATCTATCGGGTAAAATGACTCAACCTAGTACTTACTATGTAAACTTTAACTAATCATGGCAGAATATTTTGGTAAAGGCATTTCGGTAGGTTCTGGGTTTGATTTAGGTGCGAATCTACCACTCGACAATAGAACAATCCAAGCATCTATTGCTGATCGTGACGCAATGCCTACGATTCAGTTAGTAGAAGGTCTTATTGTTTATGTAAAAGAAAATAAAACCGCATATATATTAAAGAGTTTTGATGAAGATGGTTCTAATAGAGTTTGGGAAACTCTTGCAACTGGAACTGTTGTAGAAATTATCAATTCTCTTGAAAGCGATAGAACAGATGCTGCTTTATCTGCTGCTCAAGGTAAAGCTTTAAAAACGCTTGTAGATGAGTTAAGATCTTCTGTCGCTTCAGCTTTAGATTATAAAGGTACAAAAGATACTTATGAAGAACTTCCTTCTGAAGGAAATAAAAAAGGAGATGTATGGAATGTAGTTGCAGCTCATGAAACTACTCCTGCTGGAACTAATTATGCTTGGGATGGAACTCAATGGGATCCGCTAGGTGGAACTATTGATCTTTCAGGTTATTATACAAAATCTCAAGTTGATGGTGCTATTTCTGAAGTTAAAACAGAACTTGAAGCTGCTGATACAGATTTACAAGAACAGATTACTACAGTTACTAATCAACTTAATAATAAAGTTGATAAAGTAGAAGGTTCTGGTTTAATTTCTGATACAGATCTTAATCAAATTAGAACTAATAAGTCTAATATTGAATCTTTACAAACTTCTGTTGAAGATAAACAAGATTCACTTACTGCAGGTGAGGCGATTACAATTTCAGAAGAAAATACAATCGATCTTAAACTTGACGCTGCTACAGATTCAGCATTATCTAAATCAGCAGATGGTTTAAAACTTGATTTAACAGGTTTAAAAGGTTCAACAATTAAGATTGGTACTGCTATTACTGGTGGAGTTGATGTTGGAGCAGATCAAACAATTGTAGCTGGAATGCAAGCTCTTAGTAATAGTATTCAAACAGCAGTATCAGGAGGTATTACATCTCTAACTAGTCCTAATGAAACATTAACTATAAGTGGTTCTGGTACTTCTAGAAGTTTAGTAGTGAATGTAGCAAAAATTGTTTCTGCTAATTCTGCAATTCAAGTAGGAACGGATGGAAAGTTAGATATATTTTGAAATGAAATTTCATAAGTAATCTTTTATTAAAATGGCAAATACAACTAATTTAAGTTTTTCTAAGTTAACAACGGTACCTTCACTAAATTTAATACCTGGACGTATTTATTTTGAAACTTCGACTGGATTAATTAAAATAGCAAAAAGTGAAACCGCAATTGATGTTTTTGGTGGAGTTAGAGATGCTCATTGAGATGAAGAAACAAAACATCTAACTATTACTAACGCTAACGGTACAGTTATTGATTTAGATTTATCAGATGTAGCTTCTGCAACAGAAGTTGCCTCTGCTCTTAGTCAAAAAGCAGATACATCTTACGTTAATACAGAGTTAAATAAAAAAGTAGATAAAGTTGTTGGTAAACAATTATCTACAGAAGATTATACTACTACTGAGAAAACAAAACTCAGTGGTATTGCGGCTGGTGCACAAGTAAACGTTATTGAAACTATTAAGGTTAATGGAAAACCTGTATCTCCTGGAAGTAATAAAGACGTTAATATTACAGTCCCCACAGTAACTGTAACTGGTGTAGCTTCTAAAGATAAAATATTAAAGTTAAGTGGTGGTACATTAAGTTCAGAATTATCTTTATCTTATAGTACTGAAACAAAAAAGATTATATTATCTGGGCAAGATAGTGTAGAAATTGCAAGTATAGATGCTACCCAGTTTGTTAAAGATGGAATGGTACAAAATGTATCATTTGATCCTGAAACTAAAGTTCTTACAATTGCATTTAATACTGATGCAGGTATAGAAAATATTGAAGTAGATCTTGCATCATTGGTAGATGCTTATACTGCTGGCTCAGGCATTACCATTAGTAAAAATGTAATTTCAGTTGACACCTCTACAATTGCTACTAAGCAATCTGTTACAGATATTAATACTAAACTTGGAAGTGGATTTAGTTCAGAATCAACAGTATCTCAACAATTAGCAGCAGTTAAAACAACTGCTGAAGCAGCAACTACAGTATCAGAAGTTGATAATCAAATAGATGTTAAATTAGCTAAATTAACGGTAGCAGATAAAGATAGTGGATTTGTAAGGTCTGTTACACAAACAAACGGGTTAATTGAAGTAACAAAGTTACCTATACTTGAGACAGATATTCCAAATCTTTCAATTAGTAAAATTAATAATCTGCAATCTGAACTTAATAATAAAGTTCCAACTACAAGAAAGGTAAATGGATTATCTCTAAATCAAGATATAACTTTAAAAGGAAGTGATATAGCTCTAACTGGATATAAAAAAGGAACTGAGAGTAGTTCTATTGTTGCAACAGATACAATTAATAAAGCTATATCTAAACTAGAAAATAAAATTGATGTTGCTGCAAGTACAGGTGTCCAGTCTATTGGTGGAGCAGTAGGAGTAATTACATTACGTAATGGACAAGCTGCAACGTCTCCAGCAGTTAATTTAACGATTGCAGAAAAAGAACTACGTGCTGATGTTATTGGAGTAGCTACTACAGCACAAGGAAACAAAGCAGATACTGCTTTACAAAGTGTTACTGCAAGTGGTTCTAATTATTTAACATTAACTGCTAATAGTAAAAGTGGAACAACTCAAAATCTAACTGGATCAATTACTATACAAAGTATAACTACAGCTAGTTCTGAACAAAACGGATTAGTTGAAGCTAATGATGTGAAAGAATATGTAACTTCAATGTTTCAGTGAGTTGATTTTGTATAAAATTAAAATATAAATAAATGGCATTAGATATAAGTTTTTTACATTTTACAACTAAAGCCTCTTATGATGCTGAAAAGAGTCGTAATGAAACAGACGGAACTTTAGAAGAATTCGAAAGTTGTATTTCATTTATTGACGAAGGTCCAACTATTTGTACTAGAGGTAAAGAATATAAATGTAGTGTAGATCAAAACTTAGTAGAAGAACTGATTAATTCTGCAGGACATGCCACAGTTTCACAGCTAGCGGATTATTTACCGCTAGCTGGCGGAACTATGACAGGAACTCTTAATTTTGTAAAAGATATAAACAATATAATAACCATTTCGACAATAAATGGAGAAAAAAATTTATTAAATATTGTTGATTCTAAGGTACATGTAGGTCAAAATACTGATAATATAAACGGAACTGTAATCAATGTTGCAGATGCAGGATTAGAAGTATCGCGTCCATATAGTGCTAGTAACGCAATTGTATATGATACAGAAAATTTAACAAGCTTATCACAATTAGAAAACGATTTAAATTTAGATTTTATTCCAAATAATAAAATTGGAGTAGCTAATGGAGTAGCATCATTAGATAGTAGTGGTTTAGTTCCTTCTAGCCAGCTACCATCTTTTGTCGATGATGTATTAGAATATGATTCGTTTAGCGATTTTCCACCTACAGGAGAATCGGGAAAAATATATGTTGCGAAAGATACTAATAAAACCTATCGATGAGGAGGAACTCAGTATGTAGAAATTTCTGCATCTATTGCTCTAGCTAACACAGTAACTGGAAATGATACAGCGTCTACTGCATCTAGATCAGATCATAATCATAACAATACTTATGTAACCCTAGCTACAGAGCAAACAATTTCGGGTAAGAAAACATTTTCAACAGGTGATAAAGCAATTACTTTAACTGGCAATACTAGTACTCTTATAAATGGAAGAGATCATTATACTATTGCTCTAGCAGCTCCGTTAATAGAATCTAATTATACTAGTTTATTTGGAATAAAATTAGCTAACGGTAATACTGCTGTTTTTGGAGGCACAAATAATAATATTGGATTAAATTTTTATAAATCTGATAGAGTTGAAAACGGAGTTGATTGATTTTGAAATTATACACAGGAAGATAATATTGCATACTTAAATACTAATTTTGAAATTCGTTCAAGAGATATAACTATTAATAGTACTCAAACTAATGGATTAACTATTAATAGAGATACCGCAGCATCTGCTGGAATAAAATTTAGTAATATTAGTAAGGGAAATCTTGGATCAATAGAGTTTGCTGATAATTTTAATTTCTATATTAAAGATGCTGATGGATCACAATTAGCAGTACTAGATTCTACAGGAAATATAACTTTTGTAGGAAGCGTAACCGCTACTTCTTTCAGTGGAAATGCTAGTAGTGCAACTAAATTATCTTCTGCTAAAACACTTTGAGGACAATCTTTTGATGGTTCAAATAATGTTAGTGGAAATCTCTCAAATGTAGGAGATATCGTTCCTCAAGGCACTGTTTATATTGGAACTTCTACTAATAGATTTTCCTATGGTTATATAAAACAAATATCAACTGGAACTAGAACTACTCTAACCTCAACTGGAGACGGAATAGTTCTTGGTTCAGATGGAACAATATCGATATCTGCATCGACCGCTAATCCTACTATTTATTTCAGTAAAGGAACAACATACAATGCGGATAATTTCTTAAGATGAGACGGAACCGCAATCGTGTCCACAAGTTTGTTAAGTACTACCGCTAGAATGAAAGCGGCTGGAGGCTTTTGTGTTTCGCAAACTTCTCCTGAAGGATATGGTATTAGTTTAATAGAAAGTAGTATCGCTTTAGCGCCTGCTTACGGAATGTACTTTGGACCAACTGCAACATATGGTACTCATGGAACAGTAACTGGAGATCACGCTATATATTTTAGCATTAATAATAATGCAGGCAGAGGTTTCATATTCAAAAATAGTGAAGTTGGATGTATAGCATCTATTGATAATAAAGGTAATTTTACTGCGAATCAAATATATAAAGGAGTTAATTTTACAACATCTGACATTCGATTAAAAACAAACATTAAAGACGTACAACGTAATTATATATATAAATCACTTAATATAAGTCCACTTCGTTCTTGAAATTATAAGAAAGATGGGACTTTTGCAATAGGTAGAATTGCTCAAGATGTTCAAAAAGTATTTCCTGAGCTAGTAACTAAGAAAAATGGATTATTATATATTGATAAAGAATCCTTATTAGAATTAGAAGTTGAAGCTCTTAATTTAAAAGTTCAACAGTTAACTACTAAGTTAAATGAACTGACTAATGAGAAATTTGAATGACAATAACATTGTAGTGGGTAATTATGCCCACTACAATTCTAATACATATAAAATATGACAGGAGATTTAATTGTAGATTATAGAACCCAAATAACTTCTGCTCAATATGGATTTGGAGGACAAGTTTTAGGAAAGCTAAAGGAAGGTCAAACATATACGTTTATAGCATGTGGATATTGTAGTCAAGAACAATTAGATGGCTATGGTCAGTTAATGATATCTATGTATTCTTCAAATCAATCTAAACAGTGTGAATTGTATTTTAATTCTGCAACGCCTGTTGTAAAACAAGGTACGTTTGTTCCAAATCCTTCTAATTTAGATACTTGAATAACAGCATACTCTTTTCCTAGTGAAACTAACGGAGGTCCCGCTCAAAATGTAACTTTACTTTGATATAAAGTAGTTGAGGGAGAATATGATTTTGATATTTATGATGCATACGGATTAAATGGACCAGGTTTTAATATACTTAGAAATCAATCTCGGGGCGGTAGTATAGAATATTGAGCTAGTACAGGTGTTGCTAATGATATATTAGAACTTGATACTACCACGTTTGAAATTTCATGTATTAAAACTAATGGTGCATGAATGGATGCTAGAGATGCTTTAGAATTTAATGGATTAGAATTTAAACCTAATACACCATATACTATTTGTTGAGAAGCATATGTACCTGAGAGTAATGGAACAACTAGTTTTAAAGTTCCAATGGAAAACTCTACAATGTTAGCAGGTGATCTTACAGTTAGTGAGGATCGTTTAAATCGTTGAGTTAAATATTGAGCTGTTTGCCAGCATTCTTCTAGAAGTAATATAGTTTTTTACGTAAATAATCCGAATACGTTTTATTATTTAAGAAATGCTAAGTGAGTTGAAGGTGATTGTAGATATTTTTTAAATTGAACAGGAACTGCTCAAAATGTTTTGCCGTTTACAGATAATTTTGTAAATTTGCAAGGTTTATGTAGAAATATTCCTTATTTTTGTGGATCAAGTTTAGTATATAAACCAGATGGTTGTGCTCAATTAATGTCTGAAGAATTTAATACTAATTGAAAAAGTGGCACTCAAGGTAACTGATCTATTGTGGACGATGACTCTATGGGTAAAGTTGTACAATACGAACGTATTAATGGCACAGGAAATTATCAATGAAGTATTAGCGAAGGTGTATATACTAATTTAGCTAGTTTAAATGATAAAACCACTTCAATGTGGATAGTTGTAAAAGATAACGGAAATAATTGAATATTTAGTCAGTGAACAGCTACAAATGCTACACTATCTCCTACAATTAACGATAAGAAAATTGATTTAGGAAACGGATGATATTTGTATTATAATGTCAGAAACGATCGTGTATTCAAAGATAATTATGCAGCTGGAATTAATGGCATTTTAGGTACAGTACAATTTTATTCTTGCGGAATTTGTGAAGGAGATATATCTCCATTATTTGATTTAGCTGCATGAAACGGATTTTATTATAAAATATCAGAAGAAGAAAAAACAGAAACTGGTGAAGATTGAGTTACTACTTCTATAAATATTACTAAATCACCTACAACAAATATAGCTAATACAGGAGGTACTGTAGCTTTATCTGCTACTGCTACTCAAACTAAAGGAAGTATTACATATAAAAGAGCTATTTTTTCTAATGGAACTTGTAGTGATTGATATCAAACAAATTCTTCTAGTGAAACTCAAACAATAGACATTAATTCATTAGCTACATTTAGTAAAATAAGTGGAACTGGTTCATTATCTGAAAGAGTTATAACTTTTGATGAGAATAAAACTACAACAACTAGATCTGGAATATATAAAGTTAGTTATGATGGAAAAGAAGCTCAAGTTACTATAACTCAATCTGCTGGAACAGTTCGATACGAATTAGTATTAAGTGGAATTACAACAATTCCTGCTTCTGGCGGAAGTGTTACAATAGGTGGTACTTATAATACCTATTGAAACGGATCTTCTACAGCAACAAGTAGTATTTCTGTTACTCCTATATTATCTGCTACTTCTACTCCAAACGGATGAACATTATCTGGCAATAAGATTACTGCTCCTTCTAGAGGAACTACAGTAGGAACCATTTTAACTGCTACAGGAACTGCTTCTTATGGAAATGCAAGTTTAGCTTATTCAATTCAACAACAAGCCAATAATGCTACGTATTCTACACCTAGTGTATTTGCTCGATATACTAAAGTTGTTCCTGCTAATGGTGGAGATTCTGGAGTACCAACAGTTAGTTATTCGCAATCTACTACATATACATCTGGAGCAACTAACAATATTACATCTGGAGCAACTATTACATATAAACAGTCTTTAGTTGTTTCGCCTGTTGCTAGGTTATCTCAACCATGATTAGCTAATCCTGCATTTACAGTAGGTGTAAAAAATGTATTTGTATATGATAATGCTAATTCTGGCAAGTGTACTTTAACGAGAGTTGCTGCAACAAATCCTGTTTCAGTAAACGGAGGATATATAATGCGTTGGCAAAACAAAGGTTCTGGAACAATTCCTAATTTAGGAGGATTTGCTGTGTCTTATACTGGGCTTGCCAGCAACACCTATTATTGTACATTTGTTGCAAAAGTACCTAAAGGTTATCAAATTGTGCACAGTTATAATTCTCTAGGTACAGGAGGAACTTTTAAATGATTAACATCTGTAAATGGAACGGGTGATTGACAAAATTATACAACTGAAGTATCATATGGTACTGGAACAGTAAGTAGTATATTCTTTTTTAACATCAAAGGTGGAAATCCAGGAACTGAAGCAAATCCACTTACAGTTGATTTAGCATATATAACAGTATTAGAAGCAGGTACAAGTAGTACTGGACTTAATACTTCTACGGGGGCTTGAACACTTCCTAATATGACTATTAATATAGATAATTTATGTGCTCTTAGTACTGCAGATCATAGAGGAAGAGTAACAGAAATAAATCTTACTTTAAATGGGAAAACAGTTAAAGTATTTGCTCAACCACCACAAGCAGCTAATTATGTAACAAATATAGCAGTAGCTCAAGGTACTGAAACAATTACCTATCCTACAATTCCAGCTAAAGGTGGCACGTACGCTGCACAGGGAGGAGGACAATATGCTCAAACTTTTACGTTTACATCTGGATCTACATCTTCTGCAACTCCAGCTTCTACATATGGTACATTAAACGGAAATGCTGTTTATTCAATGACTCCGACAGGTACTTTTACAGGTATGGCTGG